ATGCAGGACCGCCCCTACTGGCAGTACGTGCACAACACCGTGGAGAACCCGCGCATCCAGCATCGCCGCTGGGACGGCCTGGTATTGCCGGCCGCGCACCCCTGGTTCAACACCCACTACCCGCCCAACGGCTTCGGCTGCAACTGCGGGGTGCGCACGCTTTCCCGGCGTGACCTGGCCCGGCTGGGCAAGAGCGGGCCGGATACCCCACCCGACGACGGCACCTGGGAGCATGTGCACCCCGAAACCGGCGAAGTGACCGAAGTGCCGAATGGCGTGCAATATGGCTTCGACTACGCTCCCGGCCAGGCCGCGACCCATGAGGCGGCCATGGCTGCTCGGCTCAATCGCCTACCCGGGGTAGAGGCCCCGGTGGCCCGGCGCCACGTGCAGGAGCTGGTGGCCGCGCCACTGTTCCAGCGTTTCGTGCAGGGCGACATGGACGGCGACTACCCGGTGGGGGTGACGCCCGGCGAGCTGCGCGAGGCGTTGGGGGCCGAATCCCCGTTGGTGTTGCTCGCCCAGGAGAGCCTGCGGGCTCAACGCGAACGTCAGCCGGAGATCGACGTGGCCGATTACCGCCGCGTGCAGCAGCTGCTCGACGAGGGCGAGATCACCCCGCGCCCCGGCGATCCGGGCCGGCTCATCACCCTGGTCGTGGCCGGGGTGACCTATCGCGCCGAGATTGGCATCCGCGAGGGCCAGGCCTATCTCATCTCGCTGACCCGCGACGACGAGGATCCGTCATGATCGAGCTCAACCTGACCAGCGAGGCCGTGGCCCGCCTGCTCGACGAGATGCAGCGCAAGAGCATCGACCTCGAGCGGCCGTTCAAGAACCTGGGCGACTACCTCGTCAAGACGACTCAGGAGCGTTTCGATCATGAGGAAGCGCCGGACGGCACGCCCTGGGCACCGCTCTCGCCGGTGACGGTCAAGCGCAAGGGCCACGCGCGCATCCTTAAGGGCGAAGTGCTGGCACTTAGTCGCCAGTTCAACTCCTACGCCGATGCCAACCAGCTGGAATGGGGCAGTATCATGGAATACGCCGCCATGCAGCAGTTCGGCGGCAGCAAGAGTGAGTTCCCGCACCTGTGGGGCGACATTCCCGCGCGGCCCTTCCTGGGCCTCTCCGCCGAGGACGAGGATGAGGTGCTGACGACGCTGCGCGAGCATCTGGAGCGCGAGTGAGCCCATTCCCTGGGGCGACATTCCAGCGCGCCCCTGGCTGGGCTTGGCCAGCGAGGACGAGCAGCCGATCCTGGCCATCCTGGCCAAGTTCATGACGGGTGGCCTGTGATGCGCACGATCACGAAATGGGCATGCGGAGCTTGGCTGGCGTTGCTTCTTCTCAGTCAGGTGATGCTCGTCTACCAGCATCTCTCAGGAGATGACCGCCCCACGATCACGGGCAACCACAACGTAATTATCGTCATCACACTTAGCCCTGATGAGGAGGGCTGAGCACGCGCCCGCCTGTAAGCTCCCGTGAGGCTCTGAGAGCCGTTGCCCGCTACGCTGGCCCGCGTTTTCCCGCCGAGGCCCGTTAGACCCGCGTTAGAAACGCGAGACGAGGCATTGCCACCCGAGGGCCGCGGTAATATGGTGCTGACAACCTCTAGCGCTATCCGAAACACCCCCGCCGAAACTCCCAATACGCTTTAAATCCTCCCCCCGGTTCGCGGGCGCCATGCTGCGCCCATGACCACGCAACGCTCCACCTCACCCCTGGCCGCGCTCTCCACCCCGGCGGCCCACCCGGCCCGGCCGGTGGCGGCCTGCGCCTTGCGCGTGCAGGCCAGCGAGGACAAGACGCGACTGATCCCCGCCGGCACCTTCGACGCCCCGCGTGGCTCGATGGCGGGCCAGGGGCCCTGGCAGCTCGACGCCCAGGGCGCCGCGGCGATCATCGCCCTGGCGGCCAACCGCGCCACCGACATCGTCATCGACTACGAGCATCAGACCCTGCTCAGCGAGAGCAACGGCCAGCCGGCCCCAGCGGCCGGCTGGGTCGACCCGCGCTCGTTGGAGTGGCGTGACGATGGCCTCTATGGCGCGGTGAGCTGGACCGAGCGCGCCCGCACCATGATCGAAGGTGGCGAATACCGCTACCTCTCCCCCGTGTTCCCGTACGACGCCGAGACCGGCGCCGTGCTGGATCTGCTGCATCTGTCACTGACCAACAATCCCGCCATCAGCGATGGCGATGCCGTCCTGGCCGCCGCCCGTCGGGCGTCTGCCGCACCCCAGCACGAGGAGGCTCCCACCGTGGACCGTTCAAAGCTGATTGCACTACTCGGCCTGGTGGCCGACGCCACCGACGAGCAGATCGAGACCGGCCTGGCCGCCCTCAAGGCCCAGGCCGATACCGCCAAGACCCTGCGCCAGGCCCTGGACGTGGGCGAGGGCGACGACGCGGCCGCGGCCGTGGCCGCGCTCAAGGCCCAAGCCCAGAGCAAGGCCAGCACGCCCGCCACCCCGGACATGAGCCAGTACGTGCCTAAGGCGGTGTATGACGAGGCCGCCCAGCAGCTGGCCGCGCTCAAGGCCGGCGGCGACAGCGCCGAGCTCGACCGCCTGATCGAGGAGGGCCTGCAGGATGGCCGCATCCCCGGCCAGGCCACTGCCGACTGGCTGCGCAGCCAGGGCCTGGCCGCCTGCAAGGCGCACCTGGAGGGCGCACCGTCCATCGCCGCGCTGAAGGGCACCCAGACCGGCGGCAAGCCGCCCGAGGGCGACGACAAGGCCAAGGGCGCGCTTTCCGATGCCGAGCTGGCGGTGTGCAAGGCCATGGGGCTTACCCCTGAGGCCTACCGCGCGGCCAACCCGGTCGAGTAACCCGCCACCCGAACGCCTGAGAGGAGAGTGCCGTCATGGCCACCACCAAGAACCGCAACACCCCGACCCGCGCCGGCCACCGCCGTAGCGCCCCCATCGCCGCCGATGCCGTGTGCCATGCCGGCGCCATCGCCGTGCTCAATGCCACCGGTTTCGCCGAGCCGGCCAGCACCGCTACCGGCCTCACCGCCCTGGGCGTGTTCCACCACTTCCAGGACAACACCGGCGGCGCCGATGGCGACCAGATCGTCGAGATCGAGCGCGGCTTCTTCCACTTCGCCAACTCGGCCGGCGCCGACGAGATCACCCGCACCGCCATCGGCTCAGTCTGCTACCTGGTCGACGACGAGACCGTGGCCGCCACCGATGACACCGGCGCCCGTAGCCCGGCCGGCATCGTCGATGACGTCGACGAGCATGGCGTCTGGGTGTGCATCGATCCCACCAACGGCGTCGCCGCCAGCGCCTGATAGGAGCCTCGAACCATGAACCTCACCAACGCCAACCTGCAGGTCCTGTTCCAGGCCTACAAGGCCAACTTCCAGCAGGGCTTCACCTCGCTGGGCGAGCAGGCCGCGCTCTATGAGCAGTTCTGCACCGTGGTGCCCTCCAGCACCGCCGTGGAGGTCTACCCCTGGCTCAAGAGCCTGCCGCGCATGCGCGAGTGGCTCGGCGACCGGGTCATCCATGGCCTGGAAGGCGCAGACTTCTCGATCCGCAACCGCAAGTTCGAGCTCTCCACCGGCGTGCCTCGCGACAACATCGAGGACGACACCTACGGGCTGTTCGCCCCGGTGTTCGAGGAGTACGGCCGCAGCTCCCGTGAGCACCCCAACGAGCTCGCCGTGGAGGTCCTGGAGGCCAACCCCGAGTGCTTCGACGGCCAGCCGCTGTTCGATACCGACCACCCGGTGCTCGATGAGGGCGGTGCCGAGATCTCGGTCTCCAACGACATGGGCGGCAGCGGTGATGCCTGGTATGTGATGGACCTTACCCGGGTGATCAAGCCGATGGTGTTCCAGCGCCGTCGAGACTACGACTTCCGCGCCATCACCAACCTCAACGACCACCAGGTGTTCATGACCGACAACTTCGTCATGGGCGTGGATGCCCGGGTCAACGCCGGACCGGGCCTGTGGATGCTGGCGGTGCGCTCCAACCAGACCTTCAACGCCGACAACTACAAGGCCGCCCGCGCCGCCCTGCAGAAGATGAAGGGTGACTACGGTCGGCCGCTGGGGCTGCGCCACAGCCACACCATGGTGCCGACCAGCATGGAGGGCGAGGCTCGCAAGGTGCTGCAGAACACCCTGGGCGCCAATGGCGAGACCAACGAGTGGGCCAACACCTCGCAGCTGATCCTCAACCCCTGGCTGGCCAGCGCCTGACGCCGCGCTGAGGTGACCTGAGCCGGCGCCGCCGCCCCGAGAGGGAGGCGGCCCGACAAGCCCCACAGGAGAGCCCCATGACCACCCGCAAGCGCACCCCCAAGGCGACCGAGGCCAAGCCCGCCGAGGCCAAGGCCAGCGAGCCGACCCCGAACCCCCAGGCCGCGCCCGCCCAGGGCGAGACCACCCCGAACACGGATGCAGCCACCGCCAAGGATGGCCCTTCACAGGAGAAGCCCCAGGAGCCGACGCCCAATCCGCAGGGCAACGCCAAGGCGGGCAAGGGCGAGATCCCGGCGCTGTTCGTGCGCACCAGACGGCGCTTCAAGAGCCGCCGTCGCGCCGGCCACCGCTTCGATCGCAACGGCCACGGCATCGCCCTGGCGGCGCTCTCCGCCGAGGAGGTCGCCGCGCTGAAGGCCGACCCCGCCCTGGAGGTGGAGGAGTGCACCTTCCCGGCGGAGCCCGATGAGGCGGAGCAATAACCATGGGCTATTGCACCCAAGCCGATCTGGTCGAGCGCTTCGGCGAGACCGAAATGCTCGATCTAGCCGCCGATGACGCCGGCACCGCCGTTGACGCCACCATCGTCGAGCGCGCCATCGAGGATGCCAGCGGTGAGATAGAGGGATACGTGGCGGCCGCTGGCTATGCGCTACCGCTCGACCCCGTGCCGCGCATCATCACCGCCGCGGCGTGTGATATTGCCCGCTACCGTCTCTACGACGAGCAGGCCAGTGATCAGGTGACCAAGCGCTATGACGATGCCATCAAGCTGCTGCGTGCCGTGGCGCGCCGTGAAGTGCAGCTGGGCATCGGCAGTAGCGAGGCTGGCTCGGGCAGTGCCGGCAGCGTGCAGTTCACCCCCGGCGGGCGCGTGATGCCCGGCGGCGGCTTCTGACCAGGAGGAACGACCGTGAGTGCCAAACCGACCGATAAGCCAACTACTCGCCGCCAGGTGA